TCTGCATATTGTAAGGGTTTTTCCCCCCTCGTACACCTGTGGGGGCTTACCAGCGCCGCCCTTGATTGGCGTTGGCTATGAGTGCCAAGTGAGGAGAGAGAATGGCACACCAATTACCTTCTCCCAACTCTTCCCCGGGTCAGGCCGGTCCCTTGACAACCCCTTACCCCCCTTTAATTTGATGGCCAAGCGTGCCGCGGAGGGAAACCGCACCCAGTGTTTGAGTCCGGACCTGGTTGGTAGTAAGCTTTACGTTAGGAGTGCGTTCGGCGCTACGTCTAAAGACTATCCAATCAGTGCTGTCGGCCAGAGATTTCCTATTGAGGAAGAGCTGGTCGGGTGCCACCGACAACTATGGAACTACGCCACTTGTGTTCCATTTTTACTGTTAAGTGGTGTGAGATGCATCGTGGGAGCCCAAAACGAAGATTACGGTGACAGCTCCACCGGGGATGAATCCAGCAGTTCTGAGGACTGCTCTGATTCCGACGGTGAGACGTCTTGTTCTTCCAGTTTCGAGCCGGCGTCGCTGAACGTGACATCTGTTGTTTCCAACAAGCCACAGAAGGTTTACGTCAAGCGCACCAAGGCTGTGGTGAAGAACCAGTTGGTTCAGGCCTCTTACCAGGACGCCATGGACCAACTGGTGGGAGAAATGGAAGCCAAGTCTGAGCGTGACATCCAAGATGCATTGGAAGCGATAGGAGAAGGAAAGGAGGATCGGGAATTGGTTTTTGTCCCGTGGGAACTCAACAGAGTCGCTCACGCTGGTCCCTACCAAATTGGTGGAGACATCTACTATGTCATCTTGACAAAGACCAATGATGGTGAAGGTACATTCTACGGAGCTGTGAGGTGCATCCGTGCTGATGAGATCATTCGTGGTGATGAATCGGCATCGGATTTCCGTTACCTTTACTACCCAATTGAAGGACATAACTACAGAAACTTCACTCCTAGGAACGACGAGATGTTGGAGAATGCAATCAATCTCGCGATCGACGAGGCGATTAGAGTCGGCAAGTGGGACGTCCGATCTCTGAAGGACTTCGCATTGACATGGATCCGCAGACACTATGTCTTGTGGCCTAACATCGATGTGTTATTGTCCAACATGCTTAAGTCCCGTTTCACGTTGATTCAGCGACAGAATTCCATTGATGCGTTGATGGAATCACATTCTGAGAATTTCCGCATGGCTGTCATTGCTCGTCTTTGCATGAACACTGATACAGCTGATGTGGAACATTGCTTGGCGCTGATTCGTGGTACGGGAGGATTTCATTCGATCTTGAATAACAACAACAGGCTTGACTTTTACGGCTATTGGATCGCCTTTCTGACGGCTCCCAGTTTTTGGGACCGCTGCAGACAGCTTTTCTTTGGCGTGTACACCAACATGATCAAGTCAGCCATGGCCGCTCCGGCGGCCAACACCAATTTGAGACCGTTGAATTCCTTGGCCATTGTTCGAAAGTGCAGTGGCAAGCATGAATCTCCCACTCTACCTGGGCTCTCAAAGCCGCACAATTACGACATTCCTTGTGAGGATTCCTCTGTCGAGATATACGGATGTTCAATCGAAGGAGCTTCGATCATTACACCTACCCCATGCTCCCATAACCAGTACCAAGCGTTTGCCATTCGTATGTTTCAGCCCCGCCAATACCTCAACGACAGAGTAACCCATTTCCGTCAGTGGTTTCATCGCAGAATCCTGTACCGCTGCTTCGGGCCCAAGAGACATCTTTACTCTTGGGAGGAATTTCTTGAGAGCCTCACCCCTCGCCGCAGGAAGATGATGAAACGGGAAGATCAGTACCTTGAGTTGACGCCCAAGGTTGCTGAAATTCAAACTTTTATCAAGCAAGAACCATATGTTGGAAAACAGCATGACAACTTCAACTCTCGGATGATTAATGGAAGGAACGAAGAGTTCTTAGCCATTGTTGGCCGCGTTTTGAAATCGTTGTGCAAGTGCATCGAGTCAGCTTTCACGGCTGATTTGCCCGTGACCATTGATTCCGGGCTCAAGGCCGAAGTGGTTGCAGACAAGGCCGTCCGGTGCTCTCTTCGACGACATTTGGTGGAATCTGACGTGTCCAGCTGGGACGGATCTTTATGTTCCTTCTTTCGCGAGCTTGAAATAGA